AAACTATGTGTTACAGTTGCTTTGAATCCATTTTCTGCATCCTCAACCCAATCATCAATTGTTATTATTTGAGTAGATGCCACATTTGAACCACCTGCGATTAATTGGTCAATTTTAATATTTTGTTTCTCATTTTCTGTGTCAATTCTAGTGTTTAGCTCTGTTTTAGTAGTTTCTATGTTGCTTGTTAATTCTGTTTTGGTTGTATCTATTTTAGTGTCTAGTTTATTAATATTTGTTAATATTTTTTCTTCATCTTTTTTAGTTAGAAAAATAGCTGTAGGGTCAACAACTAATGTCACTTTCTCTACATTAGATACTTCTATGATAAATTTCAAATACAAATCTTTCATAGCTCCATTATCAACTTTTGGCTTGTAGGTTTCAGGGCTTTTACAAACTGCAATCATATCTCCTTCATTATCTATAAGACCCATTTCTCTAACTGTAAATCCACCTATCGAACCAGGGATACATGCTGTTGCAATAATCCAGTTAGGATTATTTTCATCATTATCAAAAGCATTTATATTCCCTTCCCAAACTTTATTTTTTAATGCTGTTTGGTCTTCTGTTGGATTATAGTAGTTTCCTCCACCATCACCTGCTTGAATCTTCTCTAAAATTACTGACTTACCTAACATTCCTGCATTAGCAATCTTAGCTTTACCTATGTTTGTTAGTATTGTGTAAAATTGTTCATCAGCCATTTATGCCACCTCCTATCTTGGATATACTGTTAATGTTTCTGAGCTCATGTTATGAGCTAGTGCAAACTTGGCTTTAACACTTGCTTTTACTTCTTTGCTTGTGTACGGATATACAGTTATTTCTTCGCTCATAATTGCCGTTTGTGCAAAATAGGTTTTACTTTTCAATAAAGAAACTAACTTATAACTTACAGCTAAATGAGAAGGTTTTATAACATTTACTCTCTTATATAAATCTTCTAAATCTTTAGGAAAACCTTGGGTACTGGTTAATTCAACACCAAAAGTATATGGAGATATATTTTCATTTATTTTTATGTTTGCACCTGTATAAGATTGGAGTATCATAGCCATTCTTTTAGGTGTCATAATATATTTACTTTGAAGCTTAGCAATGACCTTTCTTCTTCTAGCTTCTATATCTTCATCTATATTAGTGGATAAACCCACTCTATTTTCCCAAAATTCAAGTCCCCATGTCGCACTCTGAGGGAATAATTGTAACTCTATTTCTTTATTTAATAATTCTAGATTATCAAATTCGCTTCCTATAGCTTCATATAAGCTTTGCATTATGATAGATTGTTCATAGATAGGAGATAATGTAAGAAGCATTTCTTTACCTTTTTTAGAAGCTATCATCCAACCACCTCGTTAACTATTTCCCCTATTCCGACCACTTGGTCTTGCAATTTTATATTTTCTTTTACATCATTTATAGTAAGATTAGAAAAGTCTTCTATACCTTCATCTGTCAGCATCATAGAGCCTACTATCGCCTGTATAGCATTGTATGAGACTGTCCCCCCTAAATCAATCTTATCTAAATATTTATCTATCTTAGTTTTTAGATTGTTTAATACAGTTTCTTCACTAAAGCCATTACTAAATATAAAACTAGCTTTTACATTAATAAGTAATGTGTCAGGTGTCACAACTGTAACTAATGCACCGATAGGAGCTTTCCCATCTCTATTTTCTCCTTCTGATATATTCAATGGATATATATATTCTTGGACCTTATCTATTAATTCTTGTGTTGCTGCTTTTCTGTTTTTATCTAGTATTAATACTTTTACTGTCCCTGCTCCATTCCATTCGGGAACTACATAAGCATATCCCACTCCATCTACTTCTTTAGCCCATCTTATATAATCTGAACTAGCTCCACTAAGTTTATCTTCTTGTTCTGCTACAAGAACTCTTTCTCTAAAATGTTCTTCGTCTTCAATATCTGTTCCACCTTTGAAATCTTCTTTATTAGTAACTGATTTAATACCATTAATAGAACCTAGCAAAACGGCTACACTACCTTTAGACACATTCCCTATAATTCCTGCAACTCTACATTCTGCTTTAATATCTACTGTTTCATTTTCTCCTATAGTTTTAGTTTCAAGAAGCTCAAATTCTATGCTCTGTTTTTCATCAGTTGCAATAGTAGTTACTATAGTTCCTTTTGTAATGATAGTTCCTTGCATACCTGTAAATGTAATAACTCCAGTAGCCTTAGTTGGTTGATTTTTAAATACTCCTTTACATTCACCAAGCCACTCTAAATAAGTTCCATAAGAGGTCTGAGGAAATGCTATCTTTAAATTATTTTGTAATCCTAGTTGTTTTAATTCGGCTATCTGCTCTGCTGTAGGTCTTGTTGCATCATAAATAAAGTCCCCTTCTAGTGTGCTCACATCTTGAAAGTTACTTAACATCCTTTCATGTACAGAGTCCTCATCTTCTGTTAAAAATACTGGTATAGGTAGCTCTCTTTGCATATAATCACCTACCTTTTTATATTGCCATCAATTACTATATTTTCATCATCTATTGTTAATACATTAAATTCATACTCTACTAACCTGCTATTCTCCAGCCAATTAAAACTAAACTCTCCTACTTCTTTTGTGTAAGGATGCACTAAAAGAGTTTCTTTTATTAATCTAGTTATTTCAAGCTCTTTTGCATTTTGTGATAAGTTACTAGCGATTAATTCTTTTATTTCACTTCCATATACACTAGAATAAGCTGACCTTTTGTGCCTAGGTGTTAATATAGCTTTCTGACACCATTGTTTGTACGCTTGAACTTTATCGCATTTTTTTAATGTTCCATCTGCATTTTTAACAAATTCACCTTTTTCAAAATCAAATAAAAAAGAACCCTTTAGGTCCAATTCATTTTCATCATTATTTTTTAATTCTACAGTTTCAAATTTCTCATTAATTGGAAATAGGTTTGGCATTTACAACCCTCCCAATTACTGCAAATTCAGCTCCCATGACTGCTACTAACACCTTATCGCCTATAGCCAAGGGTTTTAATTCTTTTGTAGTTTCTATTTTATGCTTATGCCTATATTCTCCACTTAAAGCTTCATCTGAAAAAGTAAAATAATCCTCTTTTAATATTAAACTCTCTAATACTAAATAATCTTGTATTTCATCTTTATAACCATTTACTTTTAATCCATTTGTTGTTATTTCTGCAAGTTCACAACCCATTCCAAAAGTGCTATTTGCTACACTTTTATTCATATTTTCTTTCAATATTCTAGCAATTCCATTAAATCTAGCATCAGTCATTGTTATAAAACTTCCTCCTTATATATTCTAAAGTCCCTATATTGAGCTTCATTTTCAGTCTAGAATCTAGTGTATGAGTGACATCTATAACATAATATTCTTTACTTTTTAAACTTACCTTGTCACCTGCTCTTATTCTATTTATATCTACTGCACAATCTACACTTATTGTTTCCTCTCCACTATTGAACATTGCTTCTGCTGCTTTCTTAGCTTCTTTAGTATTTTTTATCTTTTCATCTTGTTTAATCTTTTGCAGTGTTCCATATTTGTCTGAGTCCTTTTTATATGTTCCAATGATAGGTGCTTTTGTATTTTCATCTTTACTCTTTCCTAAAACTTTTACACTTGTTACTGCATCATTAAAACTACTTGTAAAGTTTGCATCTTCTAATATACTATCTAATTTATATACATTTGCATTAGTACCAAGCTTAAATAGTTTTAATTTATTATCCATCCTTACTCTAAATAAGTCTCCACCCTTACTCGCTGTTTCTTTTAAGTCTTTTTTAATCATATCTAGTATATTTGTCTTATGTATTACTTTAGCAAGTTTTACAGAAGTATTCGCTAGATTGTAGTAAGGTATATTCCATTGTTTGCAGTAGTATTCAATTCTTTGTGTTGCTGTATTTTCTTTAAACGAATATTGTTCTTCTGATTCTTCCATGTAAACAGTTCTTTCTCTACAAGATAATGTCAGTTTTTTACTCTTTTCACTTCTCCTAGTTTCCCATATGACTCCATCAAAGATTGTTTCTTCTTTTTTACTCTCATATGCAATGTCAATTAGAACTATTTTATCACCTTTTTTAATCCATATATCTTGAAGTTGTTTAGGTTCTACTAATGATACATCCATCTTATATGCAACTCCGTCTATAGCTTCACTTAATGTTATTCCCTCGTTAAAATTTGCAATATCATATTTTCCATTTAATATTATTTTCATTTAGAAGGTATCACCAACTTTTGTCCTTTTTTAATCACATTCGGATTTTTACCAATGACTTTTTTGTTTTCGGGTATATTGTAAATTTCTGGCCATCTCGAACCTTTGCCTAAAAGATTTTTAGCTATCTTATATAATGTATCACTTGACTTAACAGTATATATTTTTGGAGTGGTTTTATTATTAGGTCTATTGTCTTTTAAATCTGTTTTAGTATTACTTTTAGTTTCTTTCTTTAATGTCTCTATCTTCAGTTCTCTGTAAGTTCTAAATGTTATCTCAATATCTCTGTCTTCTTCTCTTCCTGCTGTTTGAGTATTACTAAAATTAGATATTGTAACTAATCCATTGTAGCCAAAACCAGTTACTATTAATCGTAATGGTTCAGCTTGGTCTACCCACTTTTCAAGCATTGCCACTACTTCGATTGGATTTTTTAACTCACTGTATCTGCAATAAGAAGCGTCATATAAGTTAGGCAGAAATGTTTTAAATGATATTTCTCTTATCTTCTCTCCTTCTTTTTTAATGTCAAATTCGCCTAAGTTTACTATATCTACAGTTTCAAACCTTTTTTCTTTTTTAATAGATAAACTATCGAATGGATTTACTGGAAAATGAAAATCTATTTTTTCTTTTTCATTTTTTAGGTATATGTCTATTACCAAATTATCACTTCCTTTTTACAATAAAAAAGACATCTATTCCTAATAAATAAACGTCTTTTTCTTATATATCTAATTTTTAAAATCTTTGAAAGAGAAAAACTCCATATTATCTACACTCTTAATATTATCTTGAACTTTCAAGAAATCATCTATATTAATTTGATATGTTGTTTGACCACTTGAACCTACAAAATATACTTCTGCTGAGTCTATTCTAAATTCTTTCAACTTGTTAATTAAGTCTTTAGTAAATGCCTTACAACTGCTTTCATTGTCAAAACTTGCATTTTGAACTTGTAAACTAAGTACATAGCTACCATCTGTATCTAATACATCATTTGTGTAATAATTTCCTTTATACTCTGCTGGAATTATAGAATCAACTTTTTTCTTTAATTCTTCACTAGTTAATGTTTGCTTTTTCGTTTCTGCTTTCTCTTTATTCTTCTCTTGATATTTTTTATCTACTTTTTCTTTTTTCTCAGTTTTATCTCGCTCTTTTTTTTCAGCTTCTGTACCTTCATTTTTCTGTTTCTCTTGTTCTTTCTTCTTATTTGTTTCTTCTTCTGCTTCTCTTGTTGCTAGATTTTTACCTGGCTCTTCTTTTAGATGTTCTTCTTGTTTTTTATTACTACTATTGCTAGTTGTTATATTATCTTCTAACAAATACCAAATACATACAAATGAAAATGTAATAAAAACTAAAAATACGCCAAAAACAACTTTAAACCTTTCGTTTCTTTTAAAAGATTTAACTACAAATTCTATAGAAAATGCTAATAAAGTTATTGGAAAAATTGCTATAGCACAAACTAAAACTAAAACCTTTAAGATTATACTCATATTTTTAAATCTTCCCCACATAATATGCAAATCCCCCTCATGTAATTTATAATTAAATTATAACATCTATAAGGAGGATTTTTTTAACAACAATTCGACATTATCCAATGTCTTCTAATGCTTCTCTTAATCCACTTTCCACTTGAGACAATATTTCTTGTATCATTTCTTCTTTGTTGTTGCTACCTTGAATATTTATAGATATTCCACCAACATTAATCGCATTACTTCCACTAGAAATTATGTTTTGTGGTTGAGCTTCTTGATAAATTCTATTTTCTGTATTATTAAATTCTTCTTGTTTGGTAGGAAATTGTCTAACATTATTAATAATACTAGAATTACTATTTTGGATACTACTTGCAGAATTAAAACTAGTTCCTAATTTTTGAGATATTGGAATAACATTATTGCTTGCTTTAGTTCCAAGCATCTGTCCTGCTTGTTCATATAAACTTAATGCTCTACTTCTCTTACTATTAGAAAGAGGAATAACCATTTCAGGACCTGCTTCTCCACAAATACTTGGTTTACTTGCAACTCCACCATCAGCAAAACGGTCCAATACATTACTTATTCCAGTTTTTACTATACTTACAAAACCAGTTATTTTTTGTGATAATTTTTTTCTTAAACTATCCCATGCTGATTTAATTGAATCCACTTTACTTTTAAATCCGTTTTCTACAAGACTTACAAATCCACTTATTTTGCCAGATAAATTTACTTTAAGTCCTTGCCACCACATTCCAACTTGTTGAACTTTTTGTTGAAAACCATTGCTTACAAAACTAACAAATCCGCTTATTTTTTGGCCTACATTAGTTTTTAAATCAGACCACCATTGTTTTACTTGCCCTACTTTTTCTGAAAATCCATTATCAATAAAATTTACAACTGCTTTAAGTGGTGCTCCTAAAACTCCTTTTATACCTTCCCACAATGATTTGACTACTTCCCCAATTCCTTTGAAAACATCAGAAAATCCTTGTTTTATTTTTTCACCATCACCACTAATTATCCCACCTATGATTTCGAATATTCCTTTTATTATATCAATTACACCTTTTATAGCACCTGCTACAGCATTTATAATAGATGCAATTGCATTAATAACAGAAGTTATAACTAAAACTATAGAAGTTGCTACACCTTTGAGTAATCCTCCCCCTATATCTCCCAGAGTAGATGTTAAAGAATCTTTTATCTGTTTTAAATAGTCTATAAAAGGTTTTGCTGCTTCTTTTAATTGGTTGAAAGCATTTCCTAACTCTTTGAAAGATGTTCCAACACGTTGTGTTGATTGTTTTAACTCATCCATATTGGTTTTAGTTGTCTTAGTTGCTCCATCATCTTTAATTGGCTTAAACAAATTTGAAAAGAAATCTTTTATTCCACTAAATGCTTCTTTTATTGGTTCAAGAGCTTTTCCTAGTTCTGCAAAGCTAGATTTTAAGTTATCAAAAACTGGTTTTAAACTTTCTTTTGTTTCTAAAACTTTTTGTTTTAAATTTTCGAAAGGCGTTTTAATATTTTCATCAAATACAGTTTTTAAACCTCCAAAAGCTTCTTTTATGCTATCTAAAGAATCTCCAAAAACTTCTTTTAAATTACTTAATGATTGTTTAAATGTATCTATAGCAGGTTTTATGCCTTCTAAAAGTTTATCTTTTAATTCGGTTGCTTTGCCTCCTACGAAAGATACTATATTATTAAATACTTCTGTTGCAGATATTTTGAGTTCTCCAAATTTATCTTTAATTTTTCCAATACCTTCACCTATTTTTTGACCTAACGAACTTATATATGCTTTTGCTCCGTTTGATGAAGCTTGTAACTCGTTTGATGCTTTCTCTCCAGATAAATTGACAGGTTGAACTTTTGGAGCTGCTTTAGTAGGATTTTTTAAGAAGTCTTTTAATTCATTCCATTTTTTCTTTATTCCCTCTACTTTTTTTCCGAATTTTTCGTCTAGAACATCTACAACAGCTTGAATAGGAGAAGTTACAATATCTACTAATCCTTTCCAAACAGAAGAAACAATTTTTATTCCTCCTTCAAATACAGATTTTAAGCCATTTATTATTTGTTTCCCATCACCACTTATTATTCCTCCAACAATATCAAAAACTCCTTTTATAATTGATGTTAAACCTTGCAATACACCTGTTATCGCGACTACAGCAGATTTAACAGCTTCTACAGCAGCTACAAAAGTTAATATAAAGCCAGCTAAAACATTACTTGATAAAAACAAAATTATAGGTCCGATTTTACTCATTAGCGTTGATGCAAAATCCCCAAATACTTTTAACAATGGAATTACAGCTTTCCCTAATTCTTTTAATTTGTTACCAAACACATTTACAAAAGGTGAAATTGCTATTATTGCTTCTTGTAAAAAATTTTTAATTGATTTTCCTACATTTTTGACAATTTTTCTAAAAGCATCTGATTTTTGATAAGCTAATGTAAATGCTGTTGCTAGTAATACTACTCCTGCTATAACAGCACCAACAGGTCCACCTAGTGCAAACAATAAAGCTTCTCCTAGCGTTGCCGCACCACCTGCAAAAGCAGCTATTGCAAATCCTATATCGCTTAATATAGGAATTAGAAAAGAAATAAACTTTAAAGCTTTGAAAGCAATAAATGCAGATACTATTCCAGATATTACTGAAATGACATTTTGCATAATACTTTTAATTTTATCAAAATCATTTATAAAATCACTTACAAAACTAACGATGGCATCCCCTATTTTAGGCATATCTTTTGTTAACTGTTCAACAAAACTTCGTGTCATAGGTCCAAGTCTTTGACCTACTGATATTCTTACATCATCAATAGCACTTTTTAAAATTTCAAATTGTCCTGACAGGGTATCTAGTTTCATATCAGCAATTCTCTTAGCTTCTCCTTCACTTTCATTTATAGCTGTTGTTAATTTTTTAAAATCTTTTTCACTTGCGTTTACTACAGCCGCCCAACCGGCCATGGCTGTTCGCCCAAATATGCTACTTATTGCAGCACTTTTTTGTACTCCTTCAAGTCCGCCTAATTTTTCTCTAAGGTCAACGATTGTACTAGCTAAATCTAAATTTCCATCTTTTGTTTTCTTTATTTCTATTCCATATTTATTCATAGCTTTCTGTGCCTCAGCTGGGGGTTTTATTAATCTAACTAAACCACCTCTAAGTGCAGTACCTGCCATGCTACCTTTAACGCTTGCACTAGCCATTAAGCCAGTTGCTAAACTCAAATCTTTCATAGAAACACCTAATGCTCCTCCAACACTTCCCATATACTTAAAAGTTTCACCCATTCTTTCTATGTCTGTGTTAGAGTTTGTAACTGTTGCTGCCATAACATCAACAAACATTCCTGTATCCTTTGCAGTTAGCCCTAAAGCAGTTAAACCATCAGTCACAATATCTGCTGTTAGTGCTAAATCTGTCTGACCTGTTGCTGCCAAATTTAATATACCAGGTAGACCAGCAATCATTTCTTTGCTTTTCCATCCAGCCATCCCCATAAAATACATAGCATTCCCTGCATCTTTAGCTGTAAAGCTAGTTGTACGACCCATTTCCCTTGCCATTGCAGTCATTTCTGCCATTTCCTTTGAATTTGCACTTGATACAGCTTGTGCGTTTTTCATTGCTTGTTCAAAGTCTGCAAATCCTTTTATAGCACTTCCTACTCCAACACCACCAATTAATGCTGTGGCTGTTACTGCTAATTGTGTAAACTTACTAATAGTACTACTTATAAAAGAACTTATCTTACCATCTAACCCACTCAAAGTTGGACTAGCTTCATCTTTTAATTTTACAATTGCTTGATAAGTCCTATTAGAAAACTCTTGTAATTTACTCTTAGTACGAGAAATAGTATTTAATGCTTCTTCACCTTTTGCTTTAATATTTATTATTGTGTTGTTTTTGAGTTCTCCTAACTTACTTCTAGTTTGAGAAATAACTCTTAGTGCTGGGTCAGCTTTCATATTCAAGCTAATTATTGTAGCCGCAGTCAAATTTTGTACCTTAGCTTTTACTTTATCTACAACTTGACTAGCTTTGTCTCTAGCCTTTAATAAAACTTCTCTTTGTCGACTTGTAAGTAAGCTATTTACTTTGTTTTTAACTCTATTTACAACGCTAGATGCTCTATCTTTTGCGTTTATGGTTGTAGATATAGTTCTACCCACTCTTTTTAAGTTGTTGCTAATTCTATTTACAACACTAGATGTTTTATCTTGAGCTTGTATAACTGGATTAGCTTTTATCCTATTTAGTGCTCTCATTCTCTTTTCTGTCTGTTTCGTGTATCTTTCCATAGCACTTAATTTATTTTTAGTTTGTTCATCTCCTGTAACATCAATGACAACATCAATGTGATACATTTCTTTTTTAGCTATTTCTCTCACCTCACTTTTAGTTTAAATTTTATTTATTTTTCATAGCTTTATTTTCTTGTTCTATTTCATGTTGAGTAAAAACTCTAAGAAGCTGTTGAGGTGTTTTCTCTCTTTTTAAAAAGTCCTCTGGAAGAATACTATGTTTAACATATGCGTTGTATAAAATAGTAATCTTCCCACCTCTCTTTATTAGTTTTTTATATCATCATCACTTAATTCTTCATAAAATCCAGACAATTCTAGTACCTCATCACTAATTAATGCGATTTCTCCTGCTAAGAACTTTCTTCTTATAAATTCAACACCACTAGATACATTCATAGAATTAAGAAGTCTTGCATCGCAAAAATTAGGAACTATTGTAGCTTTTTCTATTAGAGCTATATTAAATTCATCTTCCATTAGTTTGCTTTCCCTTCTACCTCTTACCTTAGTAACTTTTGTATATTTTTTTTGCAACGCACTTATCTCTTTTTCTGTTAAAGCCCTAAGTGTAAGTGGTATATCTAATCTTTTTACAAAAATAGTTTTTTCAGGTAATATAGCATCCTCTGTCAATTTCATAATTATATTATCTTCTTGTTGCTTTGCTATTTCCTCTTTAGTAAGTTCTCTTTCTTCTTCTATTCCTTCATTTAAAAATTCTTTATCTAAGTTTGCCATTTTTAACTTCCTCCATTTTTATAGTTTTATTTGAAAAGCTACATATAAAATTAATTACATGTAGCTTAAATTTATTTATTATGCTATTTTATCCACTAGCTCATAACCCTCAAAAGTACCATCTATTTGTATTTCTATATTTTCATCAGCTTTTATACTTGCTAGTTGTATTTTATCTACCATACAATTTTTATATCTAATTCTTTCATATCCAACTAATCCAGGATTTTCTATTTCAGATATTAATTCAAATTTATCAAATCCTCTTTCGATCCATTCAGATGTTGTTTTAAGTACAGTTAAAGAAAAAGTACCTTTTTGAGTAGATGCCTTGTTAAGCTCCCATTTGCAACCAATCACTCTAAAGGTTTTCTTATCATTTTCAACCTCAGCTGTAAACTCTGTTCCATATCCTTCTTCTTTCCCATCAACTATTATTTTAGCATTCGAGCCATCTGCAACATTTGCAGCATCTATAATATTTTCATCATATTTTCCCATACTTTATAACCTCCTTTATCCTAAATATCCAGTTCCAAAGATTTTCTTCATCACATCAACCTTGACAGCATCCCATTTCCAATAAAACTCATCTGCTTTAGCAGTTGCTTGAAGCTCTGTATCTATATCAACATTAAATTCTGATATAATGCCTTGACCCATTAATTCTTCAAAATATTTCTTTAATGCACATATAACAGTTGTCTGCCCTGTTGAATCATTAAATATCTTACCTACAAATTCCTTTCGCTTCAATGAAGTATCTTTATTTATAGTATTAATAAACATAATATTAGAGATATATCCTATAGCTTCATTCTTATCATCTACATACTTCTTAAATGTGTTTACATCATCAACTATAATTACGTCTCCATCATCAAAATCAAGTATTAGTGTACCTGATTTCAAACACTCTTTTACTTCACTTTGGCTTAATCTTGGTTCTACTTCTTCAAATATAGTCTTAGCATTACATATACTTCCTGTTATACCTTTACTTACAGAAAGAGCAGCAATATAAACAGCTACTTCACTAGGTGTATATTTTATTCCCTCATAATAAGCTGAACTCCCAACATTAACTATATTTTCATCATTAAAACTTTTTGATTTATCATTAATTTGTTTTATATTATCCTCTGCTTTTCCACCAAGAAATAATAATATATCTTTTCCTAGCTCCTTATTCTTAGCTACCCAAGCTTTTGTAGTTTCCTGCAATGCTTCCTCAGCCACACCATCAAGTACAAAAGAGTCAAAACTATATCTTTCAAATTCTTCTAGTGCTTTTAGATAAGACTCATTAGTAATAGATGTGCAACCATCATTCCCACCCTCTAAAGCTTGATTTACTACATTTGCTAGAATTGTATCGCTATCAGCTACTTTAGTTGCAATTACATACTCATTATCTAAATTTGAGTTTATTTCTAGTACTATTTCATCTATAGTGCCTTTAATACTTGAACTAAATAACTGTTTAGTATTTTCAAAGAATATAAAGTCCTTTTTATCTGAATCTACTAAATTGGATTTTATTGTTACATTAAAGTTTCTAGCTGTTGGATACTTAGTTTCTAACTTAATTACATCTTTTGCACTATTTTCTGTAGTATCTTTTAGTGTTAATGTACCCTTCTTTTGTTTTCCATCTACAAGCCTATATAATAACAGCTCTTTTACATTTCCTAATAAAGCTAATTTACCTAACTTATACGCTGAATAGTTCATATCATCACCAAACAAAGTTTTAAGCTGTCTCAAGTCATTTTTTATTGTTACAACCTTGCCAACTTCTCCCCAATTAGCCTTAACTGGTATTGCTAATCTACCCTTTAATCCTGTGTTTGCAGACTTTTCTGCTTGTGTTTTGAATCTGTTATAAAAGCCCGGTATCTCCTTTTTTTCTTTTTCATTCCATGTACCAGTTGCCATTTTACTTCACCTCTCTTTCTAAAAAATCTTTTATTAATTTCTCAAACTCTGATTTTGTAAGTTCTTCTTTCTTACAATTAAATAAAGCACCTGCAACTACCATTTTTTCGTAGCCAAGTGCTTCACTATTTTTTAAGAAATCATTTTTCAAATATTTTTCTTCCTGCTTACTTACATTAGTCTTTTTATTAATTGTTTCAGCCAACCCTTACACCTCCTATTTTAAATTTCCATTACTATAAATTTTATCCATAATAGGACCTTCTCTTTTTATCTTACCTATCATTTTGAACACAACTGTTAATTGTCCTGTTGTAAACATGTCTGATTCCCTATCCTCAACTACGCTAACAAGAGTTAAATACATATTCTTATCCTCTCTAAGTCTTACTCTTTTATCTATTATTAAACTTGTTTCTAATGCTTCAAGAAACTTAACTATTTCATCCTTATTTTTACTTACAACATGACATTTCATAGTTTTGGTAATCTCAATCAAATGATAATTTATTCTTTTGTTTTCAACATTTGTAGTTCGCCATAATGCGCATGGAGCTATAAAGTTTTTCTTCCAATTTTCCTTATAACTCTCAATTTCTAATAAATCTTTTGTATACTTAGATAAAGCTTCAACCCACCTATCATTAGTTGTATCTTCTTTATCTTCTAAAGCTATTACACTAAACCTTATACCTCTTGCTATAGCATCCCATTCCTCAACAACAATATCATTTTCACTTGTACCTTTATAAATGCAAGTAAAAGCTTCGTTTTCAGATTCATCAACTATAGTATTCATATCTAAGACTTCAACAACTTGTTTAGTTAATTTATCTAATTTCTTGAATGTTGTTCTGCCTTCATAAATCCATATTTCTATACTTCTTTCAAAGCCTATTGTTTCTCCGTTGTCATTGTCTTGCCCTTGTACAACTACCATATAAGGCTTTTTAGTATCTTTGTTTGGTACATTAGGTTCATAACAACCTTTTAATTCTTTTATATTATCTATTAACGCTTTTCTTATTCCTGCTCTCATTTATTTGCTCCAAATAATCAAATACAGTCAGTATATTTTTTTATTAATTTTACTTCACCATAATCAAGGCTAATAAGTTCTACTTTTGGCTTTAATATATCGATTGGCATTTTTTTTGTTAGTATTTCAAAACTTTCTAAATTAAAATCTAAAAAATTATTCAAAGGTCTAATATTAGCTAAAGTATATTTCAATTTTAATCACTCCAATATCTAAAAATCATATTACCTATTTTGCCTATATTTTTATCAATAGTTGGTTTTATAATAGGCATTGCTTTTGTACCAGGATGTTGAACTGATTTTACAGGATGTGAAGCACCTCTCCAGTATAAAGCTTGAGCTGATTTTGGAGTAATAACATGTGGTTTTGAACCTTCTTCAAGTATTCCTCCATATTCTGCACCATGCGATAATCTAATAATGAAATTATTTCCTCCTCCAAGAGTTTTAGCATTTAAACTTTGTCTTGCATGTGATGTTCTGTCTGTCCAACTTGCATTTGCTTTAGCTTCACCTTCTAGCATTGCACTTGCACTCATACAAAGTACAAACATACCTGCTTTTTTTCTATTTATATCATTTATTGCATTTGTGAAAGCACTCATTTTAATCAATCCTTTCAAGTGAACATTGATACCCACAAAGTTCTCCTTTTACAATTTGAGGATATACATTAACTATTTTCATTCTCCCATATATGCACTCAAACTCCAAAGAATCTCTACTGTTAACATCTAAGACAACATCATCACTTACTAACATTCCATATGTTCTAATAGAACTAAAAGTACCTTGCTTTTCACTTGATATTTGTTTCTCTGCTGTCTTTTCATTAAATATTCTAACAACACATTTTATCTCTGTTTCAGTTTCTTCAAAAGCTCCATCTATTTCAGTTTTTTTAATATTAGTTATAGTAATATTGGTAGGGTTCATATTAATAGTTCTTATTATGTCTTTTCTTCTTCTATCAATATTTATCATATTTCAAATTCTGTGCTAATTCCTAACATAAAACTTCCCTTTTCTTTTTTGTTAGTACACATATCCTTGAATTTCTCTGCATTTTGATAAGCTACAGATACTAGGTCCTTTATACTAGAGCTTTTATATGTTTCTTGACCCACTTTATACTCATACATTTCCCCTACTGTATTTTCATATTGTAAAGATTTTAATACCCATCCTTGAGAAGCTGCACAGTAAATACAGTCTGCTTCTTCTAAAAACAAGTTTAATTCTTCATCTGTAAATGATTTTTTATCTTTATCATTTAATAATAGTCTTAATTTTTCTATTAAATTACTAGTTGGTGTCATATATTATCACCTCATAAAAATAACACTCTTATGAGTGTTTTATCTAAAACTTATTTCTTGTACATTTTCTTCTACTGCTGCAAAAGCACCTCTATAACAATGACCTACAATTTGATTTTCTACTAACTTACTTAAATCAGCATTTCCAACCTCTGTTGTTAAATCTCTCTTTATTAACTCTTTAAATCCTCGCTTAGGTCTTATCAAATATCCTTTGCCTGGTGTAACACCTTTGTAAGAATATGTTTTTTTACCAACAGTAACCTCCCACCCATCATAATAAATTACTGTTGATATATTTTTTATAGATGGATACATGCTTCCGTTTAATAAATGTCCTCCATTTAACGCCATTTCTATTTCAATTTGGTCAGCACTAGAAGCCATTAATATATTACCTTGTCTTTTTGCTATAACTGTATCTTTTTGTGCTTGTGTTAATGTTCTCCAAATTCCTAGCCATATTGGGTCATTAGTTTCACCTTTAAAAGCTGTCTTATTAGAAGCTTTATAATTAAAATTTATTATTGGGCTTAGATGTATGTGGTTTAACAAGGCATTGTAACTCTCACCAATTGATTTATTTAATATTTCAACACTAAATGTTTGGTTAAAATCCTTCATTTCTTTTGTATACTCAAAACCAGTTGCATAAGTTTGTATCCTTGCAACTGGACCATTTTCTGCATTTATTGTACCGAATTTAATTTCTTCACCTTCTATATGCTCTAGGAATACACAGTTACCTTGTAAAGCCCACTTAGCATCCATAACTTGTGGTAAATTAGAATCTGCTATACTGTCATAGATTGGTTTATATAATAGTTGTACTTGCTCTCTGCCTAGTTCAACATCTAATACAACTTTTCTTAATAACTCTTTTAAATTTGAAGTCGAGCTAAAAGTCATCATTTCACCAAGTGGCTTATTTAACTCCAAGGTTTCCATTTCTCCATTTGATATTTTCTTTGTTACATATTCCATTTCACCATTTACTATAAATGGTATATCTTCTTGTAAAGTTTCTTTTCTTTTTTGTTCCAGCAAATTTTCCTGACTAATTACTTTAAATGCCATATATTTATCACTCCTTTTCTATTGTTGAGGTAATAATATAAACCAAATTACATTATTACTGTCTTTCCCATCTGTTACTCTACCAACTAGCCTATTACTTGCAGATGTAGTAGTAAATTTCTTAGCTGTATTATCCCAATAAATCAATTTCCCTGCCTCAAAAGCTTCTGATGTAACAATATTATCCGTTTCGTATTCAGCTTGCTCTATTTGCAAAGTAACTTCATCGCCTTTTTCTCCGTCTTGCATAGCGACTCCAAAGAATCCATTTATAAGATAAAATTGTTGTGTTTTAGTGCTTTCGCCTTCTGAAAGAATAACTCTTACAGATTTCCCATCACTTATTTTTGCTCTTGTTATCTGTGTTATTGTGCTTGGCGTTGGTTGACCTTTAAATGCCATATAAACATCACTCCTTTATATTCTATTTTTCTTAGTTGTTAAACTTCCATTATTGCTAGAGTTTAATAATCCTGTTGTTGTTGGATTATCTTTATACATATTAGACATTGTATTTTTTACAAACTCATCATTTAATATATTTTCTATTTCTCCTGTTATTACTTCTTCACTTGAGCCTTCCTCAACATTTAACATTTTCTTAACTAATGTTTGAGCTATTTCACCTGACACTTTATCTTTAATTACTTTATTAACTATACAGTTCCAAGCTTCCTTTTTCTCATTTTCTAAAGCTTTTGAAGCCTTTTTTGCCACTTCAACTGTGTCCATCTCTCCTACTATTCCAAGTACTTTTTTCACTTCTCTTAATTCTTTTTCTGCTTTTAATGAACTTTTTACATCTTCCATCTCTCCTGTCACAATTTCCTTAGTTAAGCCTATTCCTTGTATGACCTCTGAATATGATATTTCACCAGTTTGCAGTAATCCTTTGACATTTTTTATTAACTCTTTTCCTTCCAATTTGTTTTCCTCTCCTTTCATTTCTCCTTTAGCTTCATAGCTTATTTTCTTTATTACTTCAATTTCTTCACCTAGATTTATTTTATTTTCAACTATAGTAAATGGTATACTATAAAGCTTGCATAATCCATTTTGCTCCAACTCATATATGACAGTATTGTTATCATATCTTATGTTTTGTATATAGAGATATGAATTATTATCATTAATAGAAAACTTAGCTTTTAAAGCTTCTCTTAAATCTATTCTTAAAGCTTCAAAAGTTCCATCTAACTGTTCGCCATTAGGACTCATTTCCATACCTACAATACTTGTTGGCATACCTGGTCTATGTAGAGGAGTCCAATCAATAGATAGTGGCTCATATCCTATAACATTCATTTCGCCTTTAGCACTCTTTTTAAGTTTTGGATAACCAAATATACTAACTTCTTTTATCCTTTTAGTTCTAATCCATCTTTTTAAATTTGTTGCATCAGCATCAATCAGCCCTCTGAAATAAGCTTTATCCCCTTTCATTTCTGCACCTATCCAATGCGTTACAGGTAGTGCAAATTCAGTTGATATATTTTCAGCTTTTTGATGTCCTAAAAAGCCATTAAGAGTATTTTCATTAGTGTAATCTACAATATCTTTCAAGCTTTTAGCAGTATAATTCCATCCCCTTTTAGATTTTGTAGCTGGTATCTCAACAACTACCTCAAGAGGGTCATCATCTATAGATTTTAAAGCTTCTATGTCTATATCTTTAGCTAAAGGAATATCAGAAGGTTTTATACTAGATATTAACGCATTCATTGAGTCCATTTCTCCAGTTATTACATTCATTTAATCACCACCTTTCAATTTAAAAATTCAAATTTCCATACACCTCTTGATACCACATTTCAAGAGGTACATCATTCATAGGATTTTTAATCCAATTTTTCAACCTTCCAACTAATATATCTAATGGTTGAACTACAGTAAGCATAATACACAAACAATGAGGGTGGAATGGATATACAGGAGCTTCATTTATAGGATAAACACCTTTACCCAAACCAAAATTATCCTCTCCACATATTTCGTCACATATATCTGTGTGAGGATGTGCCATGGACAACATAAACTGAATACCTATGGTTGCAGGGTTAATCATTGCAGAAGCTAAAACCCCATCACCATAAGCTGATGTCATTTCAGTTCTTGCCAATCTTAAAGCTTCATAACTTATATTTTGAGGTACTCTATTTCCTATTCTTTTTATCATATTTGGATATTCATCAACTAAAGTTTTCTTACCTTTTAAAACATATTTGTCTAACATCTTAGCTGTTTTAACACAGTCTTGACCTTCTGTTACTGCTGTTTGTAATATAACTTTCATATCTTCTCTGTACTTCTTACACTTAGACCAAATTCTATCAGATAAAAATAAACCATCCTTAACCCTTGTATAATAAGCTTCTACAGTTCTTATATTAATATCATAGAAAGCTTTTTGTATCATAGTTTTAGTTACTTTAGTTATTTGAGCTGTCTCAACTGCATTAATTAAAATATTTTTAGAGTAACTAGTAGCTGTTTCAACATTTTTATTTAAGTATTCATCAAAATTAAATACTAGTTGTTCATTTAATATTTTTATTTCTTGCGTTAATTGTTTTAGTATCTGTTTTAACCTAACTTTGTTAAAGTCTGAAAGATTTCCTTTTCTTATTTCTTTTGTAATATTTCTTGTTATGTTAATATACATTGTTCTTATTTCATCATCTTGCTTGAGCCTTAAATCTATAAATTTTTTTCTAGCTTCTAATGCCCATTTCTTGTACTCCCCTGCAACAGTTATTAATTCCGAAGTACTTTTATCCATTGCCATTATTATCCTTTATTTTATTTATTTCCTTCTCAATTTCATTTGACTCATCATTTAAACCTTGAGAGTCATCTAATCTGTATTTTAACATCTTGGTTTTTATTATCTTTTCTCTTTCTCCAACTATTTCAGGGTCATCACTTATATAATTGCTCATTGTATCTATATACTGTGCTAAAAAGTTTACTGTTGATTCTTCACTAATAAATCCACCCTCTAAAGCTTTATCTAATGCACTACATACTTTTTCTAGTGTTTCAGCTAATTCTTTATCATCTCGTGGATTTACTTCATCCCAACCTATAGTCACATCATAAGATGAATATTTCATACCACTAGAATTAGAACTCATTATTAAAACCATTCTTGCAAGTAATTGCCAGCTATTTGTAAATTGTTCTCTTTTTCTTCTTATCTTATTTACCATAATAGGCATTTGTTCTTTTACAGAAGCTAAAGCACTAGGTGTATGTACTCCAAATATAAACTCGGGTGTTTCAGATACATCTACTATGCAATAAAAAAGAAGCTTTAAAAGCTCCTTAGCATCACCTATGGCTGATTTTACTTCTACAAACTCAGCTTCTTCATCTTTGTTTAAGAATAGTATTTCATGCCCATCAAGATTTATCTTTCCACCTTCTTTGGCAAATTTAACTGGGTCTTCAACACCAAAATTGTGTGCTAAAAAACTTGCAACATCAGTTAATTTCAACTTTAGTTTTGGAGTAGAGTGCATTTTGCTACCTTTTAACGCATGTAACATAACATCATGATAAGCTTTTAAAAGAGGTTCTATTGGTTCTATATCACTTTGCCCATATTTCAATGTTTCATCAGCTTCATTTTTAAAATGTATTATTGGTATAAAACCCCATACATTAGGCGTTTCCCCTTCTTCTAAACCTTCTATCTTATCACCTTCAACCTCAACAAATCTACTTTCAGCAGTTATTATTTGTTTTACCTTAGCCTTTCTCTTGTTTTCTCCTAAGTCAGTCCATTCATTTTGACTTTCTAATATATAAGCTATAGGCTCTTTTGTTGTAGGGTCTAATATTATTTCTTTCACTTCTTCGGGTGATATGAAGTTATATATTAATCTAACTTTTTTATCGGGATATAAAGGATTTTCTCTTTCTTCTCTAGTTATCCAAATATAACAATCACCTTGCTTTAAACTATCTGTATGTGTTTTTAACATTTTAGATGTGTTATCTAAAACAAATTCATCTAATATATATTGAGCTTCTTCATCTTCTATTTGAAAATGAGGTACACCCATAAAACCAGTTGTTGAATTGACAATCGGTCTAACAAAACTAGAACCTAGCTTGTACTTAGCATTTTTATTTTGATACAGTTCTCTTGCTAACTCATAATCAACTCTAGAATCGTCTAATTTATATACGCCAATGTTTCCACTAGACATACGCATAATCTCTCCTGCAGGTCTTTTAAATAGCTTTTTTACATAAGATATTATCCCCATACACTACCCCCTTTCAGTAAAGATAAATCAGTATTGTTATTTTCTGCAAACGAATATATTACTGCATCAGCTCTATCGGGTGATTCTCCAATTCTTTTTTTCATTTCCTTTTTACTTTCTATTTGTATTTTCCCTTTTGAATCTACTGTATATTTTCTATTTGATAGTTGTTTAATAAGTTTATCATCATTAGGAAGCTGTATTATAGCTTCTTTATTTTGTATAAAACTACTTAAATTTGCATCTAATTCCTCCCTCATGTTATCCCACATTTCAGAAGCTTTATTATAGTACTTATCTTTTTCTATAGCACTAGAACCATTTTGAATAGGTATAACTTCATATTTAAGTCTTTCATGTCTTATAACTTCTTTTAATCTATCTGTTACACCTGCACCTAAGCCATCATCATCCGTTTTTATTTTTACTCTGTTAATTTGATGATACATATTTTTAAATTTATCAACTGCTCTTAATATATTTCCTACTGTTTCCATTGTATCTTTTTTTGAATAAGTTAATAAATCAAATACTTTCCCACCTATTCTTGGAGCTATTATGGTTTCATCATCACCATATCTTGCTATATCCGCCCCTATATTTAATATATAGTCATTAGATATATTCACTTCTCTTATTGTGCTTGTTTCAACAGCTTCTAAAGATATTAAAGAATCACTTTCACCTTTTGGAAACTCTCCAAGTACTCTGACACGCCAAGGGTCAGAACCTTCATGGTACTTTCTTTTTAGCATTTCAATATTATCTTTTGATGTTCTAGGGCTGTCTAAAGAAGATACTTTAAATGTTTTATATAAATCTCTGTCTCTATTATGGCTATCGTAAAACGTTCCACTCGTTCTAGTTGGGTTTCCGCATAAAAGAAGCTTATTTTCTGCACCTGATAATGTTCCCAATATAGCTTCCATAATGGGGTCAGCAACTCCCGAAGCTTCATCAACAACAAATAACATATAATCTTCATGAAAACCTTGCATATTCTCGGGCTTTACTGCTGTTCTAGCTGTAGCCCACCATCTTTCTTCAAAGCCTTTCATATACACTTTTGTTTTAGTCCACTCAAGTAGCTTCTCAACCTTGCTATTACTTAGCCATTTAGCTATTTCAGCCCATAGTACGTCATATAATTGTTGTCGTGTTGGAGCTGTAGCAACTACTTTCGGAAAAGGTCTAGTGCTTAAATACCATACAGTTGCAATGCTTTCTAATCCAGTTTTACCTACTCCTTGACCACTTCTAATAGATACTTTTGGGGTTTGAGCTAAAGCCATCAGAACATCAGATTGCCACTTGTCAGCTTTAAAATTTAACATATCCTCTGCAAACCAAACAGGATTATCCCAATAACAATCTAATAGTGTCAATAAAGCTTTATCCATTGTTAACACCACGTTTCATTGCAATATTTTGTATAGCTTCAACCCAAATTTTTGAATCATCTCCAGTATCACTTTTCTTTAGGTTATCAACTTCACATTTTAACTTTTCAACTCTATTTTTCTGCTCCTCTGTAGCCAAATTCCAAT